TGAACGCACGTACTACCGGGCTAGACCCGTTGCGTTGCAGTCGATCTCATTGATAAGTAGTACGCGCGCATCCTCAACGCTGCGCGCGACGCCGGCGATGCCGCCTGCTGCCTGCACCGCCTCCAGCCATTGCCGCTGCTCTGGGCGGAGCCGGCCGGTGGCGCTCTTTACCTCGATGCTGGTGAATACGGCCACCTGCTGGCCCACCATGACCGGCGTGATCGTTCGAGTGGTCCAGCCGATCAGATCAGCGCTGCCAACCGCCAGGCCAAACTGCACCGGGCGGCCATGCTGGTCACGCAGTGTGCCGGTGTTGTTGCGGTACAGGCGCACCGGGCCGCGGCTAAGGGCAAGGCGGATGTGCTGCTGGATCTGTTGCTCGGTCAAAGAGACAACCCCATTTGCGCGCCATCCATGCGGTGCTGCGCCATCTCAAAATAAGCCGGGTCACGCTCAATGCCAATCGCGTTAAAGCCTTCGCTAAGCGCAGCCTTAATGGTGGTGCCGCTGCCCATGAACGGGTCGAGCACCGTGCCGCCGGGCGGAGTGACCAGGCGGCACAGGTAGGCCATCAGGTCGAGGGGTTTCACCGTGGGGTGCGTTACTCCTTGGCGTTCCGCGCGGGTGGCCTTGGCGGTGTAGAAGAAGCGAGCGGCAGAACCGCCGTTGTCGTCGTGGCCGCGTACGCCACCGCTGCCGCCAAAGTTCGTGTTGACGCCTGACCGTTCGCCGCGTTCAGCAGACTTCGCCGCCGCCGTCTGCGGAAACAACCCCACCACCTCGTCGCTGCCGTCGTGAATCAGGTTGGCGGGCCAGCGGCCTGCCGCCGTGCGCCCATCAGCATCCTCCGGCATCCCGACTGCGCTCATGTTGAGGCTGTTGCCGCCGGCCTTGTTTCCAGCTGGCGGGTTGCAACGCTGCTCCGTCCCCACCCTGCACCCATCGACGTTGATCGCCCCGGTGCCGTGCTCCAGCACGTTCGCGGCCACGGTGCCGGTCAGCGGTTTGCGGGCAACGGTGATCGGCTCCAGGGCGGGCTTTAGGGCGGTGCCCCAGCCGGCCCACTGCTGGGCTTCGAGGGTGGCGGGGGCGGTGATGTCTCCACCCTTCTGGCCCAGTCTTTCGCCCCCAAGCCCTCCCATGTCGGTTTTGTGCTGCCCCACTACCTCGCGCTCGGCCGCCTGAATTGACTCAAAAGGAAGCCCGAACGTGTCCCGGATCAGGTTGAACTGTTCAGGGGTTGGCATGTTGAACCCGAGTTCCCAATTTGCAACGCATCCGGTGAGATTGCCTGTTTTGCTTGGGAATAACGCTGCGACCTGTTTTTGATTGATGCCTTGTGCCTCTCGCCAGTTACGAAACCACGGGCCAAACCATGCGACGGACTGCCCCCCGTGCTTATCAATCGCCTTGCTCACATCCAGCGACTTCGGAAACCCCGACCCGTAGGCCCACGCGATCATGTCGCGGATCTCAAAGCCTGCGTCCTCAATCCGTACCGCCATCCGATGCTGCGTGCGCGTGCCAGCAAAGGCCAGCAGATGCCCGCCAGGCTTCAACACCCGCAGGCACTCGGCCCAGATCTCCACGCTGGGCACGTCGTAATCCCAGCGCTTGCCCATGAAGCTCAGCCCGTACGGCGGATCAGTCACCACGGCATCCACGCTGCAATCCGGCAACGTCTTCATCACTTCAAGGCAGTCGCCTAGCAAGAGTTCGCTCACGCCACCACCTCCCGAACTCTGGCCTTACCGCTGCGCAGGCTGCGGGCTGCCATCACATGCCGGGCCCAGCCGGCGGGGTTCTTCATGTTGCGGCGGCGGCCGATGGCGATGAGTTCGTCGAGGGTAGCGGCACTGCCCTGCTCCCGCTTGCGCTCACGGGCGGCCATGCTGGTCACGCAGTGTGCCGGTGTTGTTGCGGTACAGGCGCACCGGGCCGCGGCTAAGGGCAAGGCGGATGTGCTGCTGGATCTGTTGCTCTGACACGCTCTAGCTCAAGCACCCGCGCCAATGGTATGGCAGCCACCTGAGGAACCACCGCATTGCCCAGTGCCTTCAAACGGTCCACCCGACCGGAAAGCCCATCATCTCCTCGACAAAGGACGGGTTCAGATAGGTAGCTGCGCCAGTCGGGATTGAGCCGTCCCGGAGCATCGCCCCAGCCAGTCCGTCCCGATCCGCCTGCGATGGTGGCAGGCTGGCGTTCTTGCTGTCGTTGGTGGTGGGGGTGGGCAAGGTCTGCGCGGCAATACTCAGTGGCCAGTGCATCGATGACCCTGCTCGACCCAGCCGCGCCATTCTCTCGATTGTCTGGCCAGGCGTGCGAGTCTCGGTTGCGTCTGACCTGATTGGCGTAGGCAACAGCCCACCATCGATCCCGCCGATGGCAGGCGCCCACATCTGCCGCCGGAATGCACGCCCATTCCGCATCAAACCCTGCTTCGGCCAACGCTCCAAGAACGGTGTCCAATCCGTTAGAAGTGATCGCTGCGACGTTTTCCAGGACGATGTAGCGCGGTCCCACCATGCGAATGACTCGCATGAGTTCGTAAAAGAGACCAGACCGAGTGCCTTCCTTGATGCCGGCTTGCTTGCCTGCTGTGCTGATGTCCTGGCAAGGGAACCCTCCGCAAACAACGTCAGCTGAACCCAGCTCTGGGTTGAAGGTAGTGATGTCGTCGTAGATGGGGACATCGGACCAGTGCTTGCGGAGGATGGACTGACAGAAGGGTTCACGCTCAACAAAGGCAACGGTCTGGTAGCCGCCAACCAGGCGCTCGGCTGCGTAGGAGAACCCGCCGATGCCGCTGAAGGTGTCAAGGAGACGGAGCGTCACAGCCCATGCCTCTTAGCCAGTCTGGCTTGAAGATGCGGCCAGTTGCGGCCGGTCTTGATATGGGTAACGGTTGATTTGCAAACGCCGTGATCCTTGGCTATTTCAGCATAAGTTTTGGTTGATTCAAGAATCGCAATAGCTTGCGCTTCCGTTAGCTTTGATCTTGGGCAAGATTCTCCATATTGATGCGTGCCATGCAAAATCTTGTCCTTGGCGTTGTCCTCGTGGGTACCCCATCGAAGATTGCAGAGTCGATTGTCGGTTGGATCACCATTGTTGTGACACGCAATCATTCCATTGGGTCTAGGGCAAACAAAAGTTTCAAGAACCACAACATGGACTCTTGCTCTTTGTTTAATGGCAGGCTTTCTGAGATCGCAATACATGTAGCTACCTTGCTTCCATTGCTTAAGGGTTTGACCCTTTTGAAGTGAAATGCCATTGCCTCTGACGCGTTGCGGCCTGTCAAGGCTTCTGATTTGGCCAAGCGTTGAGACCTCGTAAATGCCTTCAAAGCCTTTGATCTGAGCCCAAGTTTCTTCCATGTCCATAAGGTGACTCACGTTATTGTAACCGATTAACGGCCCTTCAGGGATCGTCCATACATGACGTACTTGGCCCATGCCGCTGGATTCTTGTAGCCGCGTTGCTGACCCAATGCGATCAGGTCTTGTAGCGACTGCGCGGTGCCTTGTTGGCGTTTGCGCTGGCGGGCGGCCATCTCAACCAGCTCACCATCCACCTGCTCCAGCTCGCGCACCTCAGCGGCGAACGTATGGCCGCACTCGCCGCACACCCGCGCCTGGCTGGCCATTGCGGCGTAGCACTTCGGGCAGACCTTCACGCTGGGCGCCTTCTCGCGGTCTTGCTTCTTGAGCCCCTCCAGCGTCCACTCGCGCGGCTCCAGGTGGTGCCCCAGCCGCAGGCAGTTGCCTACATGGTCGAGCACCACAGCCACCTTGCTGCCGGATGGCCGCAGGCACCGGCCGATCATCTGCAGGTGCAGCCCCACGCTGGCCGTGGGGCGCAGCATGATGCAGCCCCCAACGCTCGGCACGTCCACGCCTTCGCCAATCAGCGCGCAGCTGGTGAGCACCTTGATCCGCCCGGTGCCAAGGTCGCTCAGCAGCTGGCGGCGCGTGGCGGCATCCATGCTGCCGTCGATGCTGGCGGCTGGGATGCCAGCCTGCAGGAACAGCGCAGCCACTGCCTCGGCATGGGCAACGCTGCAGCAGAACGCGATGGCGGTCTGACCTGCCAGGTGCTGCCGGTAGTGGCTAACGCAGTCGCCATGAATCGCGCGCACCTGCTGCTCCGCGTCGCGCTGATCAAAGTCACCCATCCGCTTGCGCATCCCGGCAGCGCTGAAGCCCGGCGGTGCCAGCACCCGGGCAGCCGCCAGGTAGCCGTTGTCGGTCAGCCATTGCGCGCTGGGGCCTTCGACCATGGCCTGGTAATGCTCGCCGAGGCCGCGGCTATCACCACGTATCGGCGTTGCTGTCACCCCAAGCAGCTTGGCGGTGTTGAAGTGCTCCAGCGTCCGCGCCCATGTGCCAGCTGTGGTGTGGTGGGCCTCGTCCACCACGATCAGCTGGA